ATCGAGATAAAGTTTTTACAATCTTATGTATACGCTGATGATGAAATTCAAGCGTATGAAAAACTAATTAAACACCTCACTCACTATGTACAATTTAGAGTTAAAAACGCTTATGGGACTGATTTGTTCCACACTCAAGAAGATTTGGGTAACCCTGACTTTGAATAAAAAGCGGTTGTTGATTGTTGTCCTTTCCGCTTCTGTTGCCGCTGTTGCTCTGCTCGTTATATCTTGCGGCACTACCCGAACCGTTGTCCGAACTCAGGGCAAAGGTACTACTAATGCTCAGATTAGTGTTACCACCAATAATCCTACAAGTGTTTCAGTTGAAACGCGTTTGGATAGTACCAAATTGCAAATCAATAAAACTGGTAAATAATGTGCTTTTGTCCAATAACTCGTAAAATTGAAAATCACGGTTTTACACGTATAGTTACACATCCTTGCGGTAAATGCTTGGAATGTGTTGCTCAGTTGCAAAACGACTGGGCTAACCGTATGTCTGACGAGTTCATGAATTGGAAACACGCATATTTTGGCACTTTCACTTATGGAAATTCTTGCATCCCCTATGTTGACGTTATTCCCTCGGAATTGCCTGCCGCGAAGTTGGCTTACCTTGTTCAGGCTATAAAAAAAATTCCTCAGTCTGCTTCCCTTGCTAAGGCGCGTGCGCGTAAAGATGTATTTTCTGATTATCTTACGCCTGATTCTCTTGAAAAGTTGTCTATCCGTGTGCCTTATGTTTCTAAATACGACATTCAGTGCTTTATTAAGCGTGTCCGTACATCCTACGAACGCAAGTATAATGAGCCTTTGGAACTGAAGTATTTTATTTGTAGCGAGTATGGCCCTTGCACCTTGCGTCCTCATTACCACGGTATTTTCTTTTCAAACTCGTGTTGGGAACGGCTTGCGCCGTTCTTCTATAAACATTATACCTACGGTGCTATTCGTGGATTTCACGAACTTGAATTGCGTAACGGTAATATTAGTGATGCTTGCGCTTACTGTGCTAAATATTGTTGCAAGCCTGCGGAGTTTGAAAACCCCTATGTCGTTGCCGGTCTTATCCCTCGTCCTTTTCGTCTAATGTCCAAAGGTATCGGAGAGGTTGAGCGCGCTAAGGTAGTCGCTGCTGCTAACTCTTACAAAGGAATCAAGCGTAATGGTTGTAAAGAGTACTACGGATATAATCCCGTTTTTCTCGAATGGCTGCGGCTCAAGTTGTCGCGTTTCTCTCAGGATAAATCCGGTAATTGGCATACCGTTAAGCAACCTCGCTATTATACTGATAAGTGTTTCCCTCAAAGTGTACATTATTCACAACTTTATAAATTACAACCCAATGGCGAATATCAACCCGTTATTGTCAAGACTATGCGGAAAAATTGCGATAGTCTGCTATTCCTTGCATATACGCGCTATATGGAAAATAGATATATTCAACTATGTAATGACAAATTTCAGTCGCTTAAAGCCCAATTTCCTACCTTGTCAGATTCGGAAGTCATTCATAGGGCTGAAATTGAACGTGTTCAGAATCTTCGCGAACGTTACGCTAAACGGCTATCGTCGTTTGTCAAATTTTATGGTAAATCATTCCTAAAGGATACCTAGTTAAAACTTAACCTATAAAAAACTATGTCACATTCTTCTAAACTATTCGAGCAGCACAAGGTTCAGATAAAAAATAAATCTGGCTTTGACCTTGCTCACTCTAATTTTCTCACGCAGACGTGCGGAACTTTGACGCCTGTTTGTACCGTTCCTATGCTCCCCGGGGATAGTATTTCTCTCGGTTTTATGAGCCAAATCAAGTTGCCGCCTATGGCTACTTCTTTCTATGGTCGTGTCGATTATCGTCTTGAAGCATTTTTTGTACCTTACCGCATTCTTTGGGGCGGTTGGGAAAATTTCTACACTCAGCCTATTGCCGACCCTTACGGTTCTATGGTTGATCGGCCACATTGTTTGCCTAATTTTGTTGGTTCTCTTGTTCCTGATTTGCTTAATTCTATGTTTGGCCGTGGCTCTCTTGCTGATTACTTGGGTTTGAAAGGTTATAAACTTGCTTCTTCTCCTACTAGTGCTCAGGTTGCGCTTAACAATATTCTTCCATTTCTTGCCTATCATAAAATTTATGATGATTGGTATCGTAATGCTAATATTCAGAAGCCGGTTTTTGTTCGTCATAATAGTTATGATGAAAAAACTGCTTTGTCTGGTTGTCCTTATATAAGTACGACTATTACTGCCGGTAATATTTCGACCGGAGGTATCCCCGCTACTAATATTAACATTGATGTTGCTGACTCTAACTCGCCACTTACTTCTATAGGTTTTGCTAATTATTCTGACGCTCCGCGCGGTGTTGTTCATGCTCAGCCTGTTTTTTCGGACGGTAAATCTTTATTTTCCTTAAGACAGCGCAATTGGTCTAAAGATTATTTTACTACCGCTACTCTTTATCCTCAGCAGTCAGGTACTACCGCGGGTGCTTCTATTTCTGCTGTTACTCCTGCCGAGGGTGATTCTACTCAGTTTACTATTTCTCAGATTAGGCAGGCTAATATTCTTCAGAAATGGCTTGAGCGCAATAATATAGCCGGTTCTCGTTATGCCGACCAAATTCGCGCTACCTTTGGCGTGCTTCCGTCTGATGCCATGCTCGATCGTGCTATTTTCTTGGGTGGTAGTTCTTTCGGCATTTATACGAATTCTATTGCTCAGAGCGTTAATTCTGATAAGGGCTCTTCTGCTAACCCTTATTCCGGTACTGCTGGTGCTGACTCCGGTCAGACTTCCGGTTTTGGTAAAGATAGCCTAATTGATAAATTTACGGCTACCGAGCATGGTATTATAATGGTTATTGGCTCTATTGTTCCTCACGCTACATATTCCACCGGTTCATCTCGTATGTTTGCTATGTCAAGTTATGGCGATATTCCTAATCCTATGTTTGAGGGCCTTGGACAGGAAAGCATTCTTAACGCTGAACTTATTCCGGTTTCTTTCGATTCTTCTTTTGATAACAAGGTTTTCGGGTATGTGGACCAGTATGCTTGGTGTAAATATATGAATGACGAAGTCCATGGTCTTCTTGTCGACGGTGAAAATCTTGAATCTTTTGCGCTTCAGCGTTCTTTTGATTTAAATTCTGCTAAATTGGATAGTTCTTTTATTACTATTCCTACTGACTATCTTGACCAAGTTTTGGCTGTTAAACAATCCGGTTCGGGTTTTTCTGCTTGGGCTAATATGTATTTTGACATTAAGAAAACTTCTCTCCTTAGTCAGTACACTATTCCTACGCTCGGAGAGCCTAAGAATACTCATACCGAAAGTATCCCTAACACTGGTAGATACCTATAGTTTCACTTTAGATGATTATTTTTTATGTTACATAAATCTATTTCTTCAGGTCAAGACCGTGGGCCCGCTTTTGAGGGCCTTGCTGTTAATATCAACGAAATTATCGAACACCATACGATTTCGGACGCTTCTCAGGAAGTTTCTAGTAATGAACTTCAGCGTATAGAAGATATTGGATTTCGCATTAACGAGGATTTCGATATGTTCCGCATTCTTAAGTCTCAGTTAGGTGTAAAAGCCGCTAACGCCGGTATAGGTGCTTCTCAGGGCCCTACGCCTACCGCTGACACTCCTGCTGCTCCTGCTGCAGAGTAGTCAACCCTTTATGGGCGGTCGCTATATTGGCGGCCGTCCGCATTTCTTGCGAAATATATGCGGATTGACACACTCCTAAAAATCAATGAATAAAACAAAATTGTTACAAAATTATGGGTACTACTGCTATTATCGCCGGTATTCTTTCGCTTCTTGCTTCAATTGGCGGATTTGCCGGTAAGAAGTTACACGATAAAAATGCTCGTGAAATGACTAATGCGATGTCCGATGTAGATGATTCCTCAAAAGGTATTACTGTTGCTTCTGACGTCACCGGTTTGGCTGCTCAGGCTCTTTCTATGTTTTCCGGTTTCGGCTCTCTTCCGTCTAAGCCTAATTCTACGCAGGTAGCCACCGAATACTTTAAGCGTTGGAATGCCGGTCGCGCTAAGTCGCTTGGTCTTGCGTTTAATCCTCAAAATTTGAAATAATATGGCTGTTTCTTTTTGGGACAAAGTCGCTGCTGTTTTTGGCGGTAAACGTCCAGAATATTACGAACAACGTAGGCGGCAACGCAAGCAGAATAACGGTAAGGAACAAACCTCGCTTGTCGGTCAAGGTCTTGGCGATATTTTCGACCGTTATGGCAATATGGGCGCCGATGAAAATGGTGTCCGTACTTCTGCCGGTAATTCGCGCGGTGATTCATTCAACAATACTCAACTTGCAGAAATGCAGTATAACCACGATGAAGCGCAATTGGATAGGCAATGGCAAGAGGATATGTATAGAAAATATCAATCACCAGAAGCACAAATGCGACAGTATGATGATGCCGGATTAAACCGCGCTTTGGCCTATAATGGTGGTGTTGATATCAATGGCCCGTCCGGCGGTTCTGCTGCTTCCGCTGATGTTGCTACCTCTGGTGAATCTCCTACTAATGGCTTTCAATCTGCTATGAGCGTTATGTCAACCGTTATGGAGTTGCTTTTAGGTGGTTCTAACCTTGCCACTTCTTTGAAGTCTATTAGTAACCAGTCGCGTAGTGTTGATAATGATACCTCGCGTACAACTGCCCAAAATGCTCTTACTTCTGAAGAGCAAAAGAAAACCGCTGAGGAAACTAAAGGTATTAAGATTGACAATGACCGCAAACAACTTCAGTTCACTATTGAACAGGCTACTAAAATGGATGTTATTTCTCAGAAGCAGGCAGAGGCGGCGATTGCTGAATGGAATGCTGACGTGTTGGCCGGTACTCCTGTTGAAGAGGCTACTAAGAATATTCTTACCAAGTATAATATTGATAAGGAAAATCTTGAAAATCTCAAGTCTGATACCGATAAAAATAAGGCTTACTCTGCTCTAATTCGTGGTCGTAATACTCGTGAAGAGGCTAAGAATCGGGCCGATATTGCTGAGATTCAGGCGCGTATTGAGGAAATCGGTACTGAGGCTGAGTTTAACCGTGTTCATACTGACGTAGAAAGGGAAATACATAAATCCGCTAAGGCAAAAGCATTTTACGACAAGTATGCTGCTGATAACAATTTGCCGCTTGGCGATTATACTGCTATCGCTCTTTTCCGTAACTATCATTTGTGGTACACCAAGACTCAGGATGCCAAGTATCTTACTATGATGAACGAAATCCGCGATATGCTTTACAAGAATATGGGTAAAGATTTCAAAATTACGTGGAAAGATGTCGGCGGTTACCTTTCTGGTGCTCTCAATTCCGGCATTAAAGCCGCTGCAATTCTTGCCAAATAAATGCTCTTCGTTTGGTGGAACGTCGTACCGTTTTATAGGCTATAATCTTGTATTATAGCCTTATTTACTTTCGTTATTTCTTATTTTATTTTCATTCTTACAAGACGCGCGCGCGCGAAACCGTATAATCGCGCGTGCGCGACCTTGTCCACCTCACGTGGCGGCCGATTGCTGGCCTTTAATAGCAATGCAATCTTGGCCGCCACACTATCTATAAATATATAAATAAATAAAATATTTTTTGGTTATGTAATTTTAAGTATATATATTTGCCATCAAATTATGATTTGTTATGCTTATAACTGATGATCCTAATAAAGAAAAAGAAATCCTATTATATAGGATGCTCCTTTTTCTTGGTGTGTTTCTTTTTGGCTTTGTCCTATTGATTGTTATAATGTTAATACAGTAACTTAACATAACAATAAATTGTATAACACATCATGTTGCGATATTAACCCACAAATTTATTTATATTATGGCTACTTTCAAAATTACATTTAACTCCATTTCGCTTGGTCGGCGCATTTCGTTTGCTCAGTACATCGGCTTGAAGTCTGATTATATGAGCCTTCGTTCTTTTCTTGCTGCCTGTGCTGTCATCTCTAAGGAGCCTGAGAAGTTTCCATGTATTCAGGTTGTCGTTCATGATTCTGACGGTACTACTTGTATTTCCTCGGATTTTCTCTTTAGTGCTGTTCGTGTATGAAACGAGTTGCTGCTAAATCTCCTACCGGTATCGCGTATATAGTTGCTAAGTATATTAAGACTCCTGCCGGTGTTTGTTCTATGATTCAGGAAAGTGTTACTGACTTCGGTTCATCTTCAAATAAGTGCTATTTTGGTCATGAAGATCTAAAGGATTTCTTGCGATACGTTGATTATCTCGACCATAAATATACTGACTTGGGTTATAAAGTTCATCGTGTATGCAATATTTCGATATCGAGATAAAGTTTTTACAATCTTATGTATACGCTGATGATGAAATTCAAGCGTATGAAAAACTAATTAAACACCTCACTCACTATGTACAATTTAGAGTTAAAAACGCTTATGGGAC